CGGGGGTTGTTTAACGAACTGAAGGAAAGTGGATGGCTGATGAGAAGCCGAGAAGAGGCAGACCAAGGAAAGAGCGAAAGCAACTGGTAGAGACGCCACAAGCTTTCGTTGCAGATGACGAGGCTGGCATTACAGACATGCAAGCGGCTTTCGTGTGGCACTACACGGAAGGCGCGTGTGGGCAGACAGAAGCTGCGCGGAGAGCGGGATTCTCGTTTCCTGCGAGCGCAGCGACCAAGATGCTCAACGGCAACGACTTCCCGAAGGTCACGCGAGCGGTTCGGGTGAAGCAGGATGAGCTGCGAGAGAAGTACGCAATCACGCCACAGAAGACTGGCTCGATGCTGTGGAAGATAGCTGAGACTTCATTCGAGACGGGAGCTTACAACGCTGCTGTCAGTGCAGTGAAGGAGCTGAACCAGCTCGCTGGCCTCACGATCCACCGCAGCCAGAACCTGAACATCAACGCTGACTTGCAGAAGATGACGAAGGAAGACATCAAGGGCAGGCTGAACGAGCTGCTCGGTGTAGAGAAGGAAGTCAGCGATAAAGATCACTAACCTCGTCGGCTTGGCAAATGGACAGAAAGAACTTCGTTCTTGCCCCGCCTCCCGCCCAGCCCCTAAAAATCTCGAAAAATGCCGATATTATGTTAAATTGGGGTGAAACCCTAATAAAATCAATGCGTTACGCGCCGCGCAAGCGGCGCTCTGGTTGCGCCAAGACTGCGTGGCTCTGAGCAGGGCCGATACGGGCTAGGTCATCGCCCACCCTCGACTGGTTTATCGCGCACCTGACGGCCCACAGCGCCGCATCAGGCGATCCCGTGCGCGGCAGTAGGAACCCTATAGGGTCGGAAAAAGCCTGAGAGATCGGCCTGTGGCGCGACCCCCGTACACCCCTATATGGCGAGCGCGGCGAGCGCGATAGCTATAGCAAGGTTTGGCGCACTCAGTATCCAAAAATTTGTATGGGGAAAGGTAGGTACCCTGCCCATCCGATTTTTGCGGGATGATCAAAAATCAAGGGGTGGATGAGCAGGGTTTGATCCGAAGATCAGGGCAAAGGTAACCCCCCAAAAATTTTATTTCTATTTTTTTTTCGCATAAACTCGCCCGATGGCAGATTCAAGAAACAAGGGTGCGACATTCGAGCGCGACATCGTGAAGCGCATCAATGCGTTTGCCGATCAACACGCCCTTGGCTTCACCTGCAAGCGTAACCTCGACCAGTATCAAACCGCTGACCTTTGCGACATCCAGATCCCGCGCCACTCGATTGAGTGCAAGGCGTATAAGTCTGGCTGGTGGTATGCACCCGCGTGGTGGGATCAGGTTTGTGCGGCTTGTGGCGACAACACGCCCATTTTGATATACAAGTTCAACAACAAAGCGATCAGGGTATGCCTGCCGCTCTACGCGATTAACGAAAATTTGCCGCGAGATAACTCTCGGACAGCGGTTATCACTCTCGATGAGTGGTTTGACCTGCTGAAAGAGAGCTTTGACGGCCAACGAGAGGCTGCGTAATGGCAGGCATGGACGATATCGACATATTCGACAACCCATTTCGTGACCCAGTGTACGAAGAGCTTGGTTTTACCTTCGATCCAGACCGAAACCAATACTTTGAGGTGATCGAAGACCCCGAATATGGCGCTATGCGCCGATATTATTCGCCTAGAGACCGCGAACCTGTGCCTGAGTTGAGTGATGCGCGTATGGCTTTTGACGAACAGCTTCAACGAGAGGACATGGCGCGTTATTTGGCTCAAATGGGCGCTCTGAAAGGTTTTGTTGGTGGCGTCTCCGATGCAGACATGAGGAGTTTTAACCGCTCGAAGTCTAAAAAAATGAAAAGCAAAAGAATGCAAGGCGATAAAAAGCTGAAGGCCATGAAGATGGCTCGCCTCATGAGTGAAATTGGCATAGACACTAACGCTAACAGCGGTGGTGGTGTGGGAAGCTTAGAAATGGACTTGTTCAGGCGCAGCCGATGAGCAGTTTTGACGATATCGACATATTTGGCGCTCCTCCGGTTACTGGCTCGACCCGTGATCGTGATTTAGATCGCCTTGAGCGCATGTTTCGTGGTCGATACATCGATCCGCTTGAGCAAAAAGCCAAAGACATGGTTAAAAATCAGGTTGTGCAGGCTCTGAGTGGCATCGAAGGCTTCACGGGAGCCGCGATAGCTCAAGTTGTTGCGCTTGCAGACTCCCCAGACCCGAATGACAAGCTGGTTTTCAACCAAATCGCGTCTCGTTTGAATTTGCCGATCAATATTCGGCGCATGGGCGACGATTATATGGCTTCAAAGCGGTTTGAGGGTGCCTTGGGCCGTAATTCTAGCGTCGATGTGTCCGCCTATCGGCCAGATGAGGGTGAAACCCAGTACGGTTTGAGTGCTCAGAAGCGTTTTCCTAACTTTTTGGGCAAAAATTCGTCTGCTGGCGTGTCAGCGCGGGTTTCAACGATGGGTGACCCTGAAATTGGGGCCAGATTCGAGAAAAGATTCGCTGACGGCGGTGAAGTTGACATCTTTGAAGCCGAAGCGCCGCGCAGGAGTCCAGACGCCTACCGCCGCGACGGTTCTCTAAAGTCTCAAACTGGTTTGATAGGGCCGATTATCAACAAGCACAGCGGCAAACCGATGACAGAGCTGTCTATTGGTGTTGAGATTGGTGGTCGAGAGGTCGAGATACCCTCTATGGTGCCGACTTTGACCAAAGAAGAGCGTATTTTGCTGCAAAATTTGCGTATTGGCGTTGATCCAATGCCTAAAAGCATTGTTATCAAGGCCAAGCGTCACGCTATGGAGCGAATTAAGGCTGGTTTGAATCCTTTTTTGCCTGCTGAGCCGCAAAATATGAACCTTGGCGGCTCTGTCAGCACGATGATGGGCAGAACGCCTGAGCCTGAGCTTCCCAAACTCACTCCAGCCCAGCTTGCGAACATCGGAGGGGCTTTTGCAGACCCTCTGGGCATGGTTGACATCACGGGTGAGTACCCTGAGTTTCCCGCAGCGGGTGTTTCTACTGCTGAGATGGTCATGCAGGGGCCAAGATCGCCCAGTTTGATGGAAAATTTGCGCGAAGGTAACTATGGGTCAGCGGCGCTTCAGAGTGTGGGGGTAATTCCCGTCGTTGGTGGCGCTGCGAGGGCCATTCGAGGCGTTGCGAAGGGTGCAGACCGTCTTGCAAAGGCTCAAAAGGCTGGTTTTGACACCGATACGGTGTATTACCACGGTGCAGATGCCGATATTACTGGGTTTCGTATGCCAAGCCGTGAAACTGGTCAGACCAAGACGGTTGGCACGGGCGTTTTCATGTCATCTTCACCAGAGGTGGCGGGATCTTATGCAAAAGGCGAAAACGCAGTGCTTTATCCCGTATATGTGAAAAAATCTGAGTTTTTGAGGGTTCGCCCAGCCACAGCGGGTGAGCCTTGGAGCAAAATAACCACCAAAGGCTTGGTCGTAGAGTTCCCAGACGGCACGGTTAAGCCTGCAAGCGAAGTATTCGATCTTGAAACCAGCTCAACTTCTACAGACAACCTTGCTCGCATAGCGCGAGAAAAGGGACACAAGGGTCTAATCATTGAAAACGTGGTGGATGCATCTGTCGGATCATCTGGTTTGTACAGGCAAGAAGCCTTGTACCTAAAAAACAAGGGCTATGACGTAAACCCCGCAGCAAACAATCAGTCTCCAGCCGCCAGAGAAAAATATATGGAAGTTCCAGTGGAACTTCGTAGGGAAGCGCGTGATCACGCCAAAGCCAAGCTTTATCAGCCATCTAATGTCGTTGTGTCGCTAGACCCCAAAAACATCCGCTCGGTGAACGCTGATTTTGAAGACCTTGATTCGCCTGAATTGTTGAAGGCGGAAGGTGGGGCCATAGACATCAACGACATCGATATTTTTGAGAGTTAGACGATGGGCATAATCAAAAAAGCAATCATCAAGGCGCAGGTCAACGATGTCGGCTTGTACAGCAAAGCCGAAGATGTTGCCGAGAAGATGCGGCAAACGAAGGGCCGTGGTGATGATCTAAAACGATATTTCATGAAGCAGGGGGTGAAGGCCGAAGAGCTGGAAGCCCTTGGCTTAAACGACCTATTCCGCCAAGAAAGGGTCACTCAGCAAGAAATTTTGGATCGTATCGACTCAAACCGCATTGAAATGGAAGAAAACGTCAGTACAGGGCCAGCGGAAGGTTCTTATGACTTTGAATACGACGAAGAAGACATCGATATTGAAGAAGCGTATGGCTCCGATTACATAACGGATCGAGCGGAGGAGCTTCTTGATGACATGCTTGATGCTTTCTTGCGTACAGACAACATCGAAGACTACGCAAGAAGATACTCCAATGATCGAGACGAGTTTTTAGAACTTGTAGCTCTGATGGAGTCAGTTGTTAATGGCAAAACGGACTATGACAAGCTGCCTAAGGTAATCCGCAACGATTTGTTAGATGAAGCAGAAAACGAGGTCATTCTCGAATACGAGCGAGAACCAATCCGCAGAATCACAGTTCAAGTCACCGATCAAAACGCTGAGACACAAAACATAGGCGACATGCCCGGTGCGGCTTTCAGTTATTCACTCGTCGGCAATGAAGACATGGGCTTTGCCCTAGATGGACGAGAAAGGAACAGCGTCCCAGACAACATCCTGCGCCAGATAGATAACGCAAACATTTATGAGCCAGACGAAGTTGTCGTTCAGCTTCGAGGCATCGCAGAAGAATACGGCGATATAGAGGGACTCGCTCGGGGAGAGACACGATGGGGCGAGTACACCCTAGACGGTGGCGAGAACTATCAAGAAGCGCGGCTTTCTTTGCCCAGCAAAGGCAAGGAGAGGTTCCGCGAGGGCGTTCACTTCCCTGATGACATCAACAACGTCTTCCACATTCGCACCAAAGACCGTAAAGGGCCGATGGGCGAAAAGATTTTGTATGTGGAAGAGGTGCAGTCTGACTGGGCGCAGCAAGGTCGTAAGCAAGGCTTCAAAAGCCCAGAGGTCGAGAAACAGGCGCAAGAGGCCGCGAGGCAACTGTTAGATGAGACAGGCACACTTCTGGAAGAGCTGAGACTGAACCCAGACGCACGCGATAGACCAGATGATGGGGTAGGTTTCGCGGCGACGTTGACGGAGCTTCTAGAAGCCGCAAAGTATGCGCGACTAGCTCAAATAAATTTAGGAGATAGCGATCTTGACCCTGTTGAAGTACAAGAGTTTCTACGCAACAACTCCTTGGGCGCTGCTGGGAACATCAAAACTGCGTTGCAAGGCGCTGAAGAAAGGGCAAGACAGGGGGCAAGCAACATACTCGATCAAGAATACCTTGACGGGTTTACGCAAGAGCAAAAGTTAGAGGCGCTTACTAAGTTCATCATTCAGGCGAGGCACGGGGTAGACCTCCCCGTGATGGAGCTAGACCTCATTAGGCGGAACATTCGTTCTGAAGTCGAGCAAACGCTGGCAGAAAAACCCGGTCGTGTTGATCAGATGATTTTGTCTCAGGCGAGGAAGCGTGGTGAGCTGCCTAAAGACGCTTATAATGATATGTCAGGGCTTCAGTTTGATGGCACCAACCCGAAGTTCGAGGCTGCTCTCGTACAGGCGAAGAAAGATCAGCGCGATTATTTAGCGGGTATTGGCGTTGACCCGATGCTTTACTCGAAGCTGCAATCTGCATTGGACAAGGCCGACCCAGAGGGCGCTAAGCTCAAAGCTGAAAAAATGCAAAGAGGCAAGGCAGACGCTGGGCCATTCGTATTAGATACCCAGTCTTGGAATAAGCTGGCTATCAAATACATCTTCAAAAAGGCCGCTGAAGAAGGTTATGACGGCGTGAGCTTTGCGCCAGCAGACGCGCACATTGATCGCTGGGGCGACGAAGGCTTGCGGGTTCAATACGATGAAAACATACCAAGGGCCATCGATAAGGTTTTCGGCAAAGCGCCCATTATCCCGTCCAACCGACCAGAAACAATGGAGGTGGACGGTTACGAATCCCAGATTTACCACCTAGACAACCTAACGCGGGACGGCGATAGCATCTATGAGAGGATGAAAGACCCCAGCACCATGTTCGGCTTCGCTCCACTGCCGTTGGTGCTGCCGCAAGGTATCGCTGGTTTACAGGGTTTATCTCCAGAGCAAGCAGAAGAGCAAGAGCGCAAGGTGCGAGAGCTTGAGCGAACATTCCCTGACGCTACGCCCAGCGAAAGCGCAGGCATATTGGGGGCACTGAAAGGCGCAGGCGAAGTCGCTTACGAGGGCTTATCTGACATGGTTATTGAGCCGTTCATGGGCATGAGCGGGGCCGAGACTGCGTTTGAGATGGGCGCTACGCCAGAAGAGGCTGAAGCAGCTCGCAGAAGAGCCGCTGCGATGGTGGATTTCGAGACCTCATCACCGACAGGAAAGCGTTACAAAGAGGCTGTAAAAGGCGGTTTGGGCGCTCTAGGCGAGTATTTGATGGGCGAGGGAGAGATGGGTCGCACACGATCAGGTATGCCGCTTGGCGTTAGCCGTGATCCTGTTCAGTTCTTGTTCCAAGAGGGCTTAGTCCCCGCAGCGGAAGCTGTGACTGAAGGTGCTCTTGGCATTATCGGCTTAGACCCACGGGATACGGCAGAGATGGAGCGAGTTCGACAAGAGGCTGCTAGGCCGTTCATCGAAGCCATACAGCCTATTTAGCCACCTTCACAAACTCCGCAGTCACCTTCACCTCGACCTCTTCGTCTTGGTGAAGGGCTTCGAGTATCACGTCTTCGATCAGGTCTTCGAGGACATCGAGATCCACCAGCGTCTTCACGCTGACTTCAGCTATTACTGTCATTTTTCGCATTGATGCCTCGTTCTTGTTTCCATAATCGAATGATGTAATCGGCCTCTGGCCCTGCGTCATGGTGCCTGTCGAGCACATGGCGGTAAAGCGTCATGGCTTTGTCGCTATCAGCTTCCAGCATCATGCGGAACGCTGCGGCGTCGAGTGTTTGGAAATACTTATCCACTGATCTCCTCCAGCTCCGCCAGCCACCACGCCAGATCCCCAGCCTTGTATTCCTCGAAGGCTTGTTCGACCAACTCTGGTCTGCCAAGGCGCTCAGCCTCGGCATTGATCGCAGCTCGCTGCATCACCCCGCGCTGCCACACCTTGTGGTCATCGCTGTACTCGAAATACCAGTCGTGGTTGCGTAGCAGCTTAATCAGATTTTCCATCTCGATCCTCCACAAACTTAGCGAGCTTTTGCTCGATACTCGTCCACCGAGCTTTCAGCTCAGCCTCTTCATCTTTGCCGTGGCACTTGAACCAAAAGCAGGTTCCGATCAAACCATTGACGCGAGGATCGTCGGAGCTGCTACGCATAAGCGTAGACAGCATCTCGATCTCTTCGTTGGTGAGCTGGACGTACTGGGTTTTAAGTAGGGTCATCACGCCACCTCCTGAACTGGTTCGATGTAAGGGTTGACCAATGTGCGCCGCAGCTCACGATAGATCGTCTTGAACGCATCGCCATGCGGCTTGTGATAGGTCTTTTTAAGGTAACGAGTGAAAGGGCCGTACAGTCTCTGAATGTGGTGCGCCACTTCATGCGCGACCACGCATTTGAGCAGTAGCTCAGAGTCCGCGCAATTGGTGATGCTGCCAATAACAGGATCATCGGCATACGACCTGTATTCATGAAAAGCAGTAAGATTGTTTCGGCAGTGCCGCACATCGATAGAGATGCCTTTGGCACCACCGTAGCTGCGCTGGTTGCGATACTTGGTTTCGACCTGCAATCGTTTGAGAGCGTCTGCGTAAGTCAAAGGTCGAATCCTCGGGTATGTGACTCCGATTTGAACCTCGTACTTCTTCTTGCAGATCTCCCGCAGGCACTGCTTGGCAAACTTCACGACGAGCTTGTGCTCGTCGGGTGTCACGTTAGGGCCGCGCTTTGATTTGATAGTCATTACAGCTCCCTCACATGGCGCATGTCAGCTTGGCTGATACGCACGTTGCCGAGGCTAGGAAACCTAGCGTGAGTCCATTTGGTGCCGACCTTGTAGATCCAGCCGTTATGGACACCAGTGTCGTGGTGATAGCTAACGGGCTTGAAGCCTCGATTGCGTACTTTGCGAACTGTCGCGTTTTTGATTTCGGATTTCATCACGTTCTCCGTTGTTGGTTTCCAACAGCTTACCACATGCCGTGCCGATATGCAAACCCCTGCACAAAAAGATTTATTGAAATAAAGTGTTGCACATCGACACGGATGCCCTTATTATGCAATTTCACTTACAGGAGAAATGTGATGACCGATAACGTAATTGTGACCCAAGCCGCTAAACGCTTTACCCTAGAGCTTAACAAGTTCGCGCAGCAGTACGACCTACAGCCTGTTGAAGCTATGTTGCTACCGGGCCTGTTTCGCAAAGCCGCAAAAGTGGCTGACCAAGCAGTTCTTCGCTTTACCGAAAACGCTTTCGAGAATAAAGAGTTGGGCTTCTTTCTTGCAGCGCAGGCTCGCAAGCTTGGCGCGACGGATGAAGCCAAAAAGCTGTACGCAGAGTTTTTGCAGGAGGGCGCAGCGTGAGCGCCCAAGCAAAGAAGGTTTTCTACAACCGAGTGCGCCGCACTTGCCTGAAGCACGACATCGACATTGTGTACGATGGGATGCCCAAGGCGGTGTACGGCGTGGAGTTGGTCAAAGACGGTCAGGTGATGTTTGCTGACCGCAGCACCGACAACATGCCGCTCGATATCAACTGGCAGCGGCTGCACGAAGAGATGGCCGACTATGGCTACAAAGGCGGTGTGAAATGAGCGGCAACCCACTCAAGCAAATAAACAACATCTACGGCTACGTCCGCGTATCGACAGATGAGCAGGTCAAGTCTGGCATCTCATTGGAGACGCAGAAGCAGCAGATCAGCGAGTTTGTGCGCGAGAAGTACAACCGTGAGGTTACCGAGTTCTTTGCGGATGAGGGTATCTCTGGCACCCATGCGGTGCTAGATCGACCCGCCAGTCGAGACATGACTGACGTGATTGACCGTCATGACGTGGTGATCTGCACTCGGCTTGACCGATTGAGCCGCTCCAGCTCTGACCTGTTGGGCCTGATTCCTGTGCTGCAAGACATTGGGATCACCCTGTACTTCTGCGAGCAGTTTGGTGAGATGCCGATTGTCTACCCAGACGCAGGCAGATCGAAGGGCTTGGACGCTAAGTTCGATATGAACTCGATGGCCAACCAGATCATGCTGATGGTGTTGTCAGCGGTTGCCGAGATCGAACACGCGACGATCAAGGATCGTTTCGCGGCAGGTAAGCTTGACTGGGCATCTCGCGGCTACGCCATCGGCGGATCAGCTCCGTATGGCTTTAGGCACGAAGAGGTCAAGACGGGCAGTAAGACCCGCAAGAAGCTGGTCGAGGTACCCGAAGAGCAGGTGGTGTTGAAGACGATCTACAAGCTGCACAAACGCGGCCTTGGCCCTCGCAAGATCGCTAAGCAGGTCAACAGTATGCACAACATACCGCCGCTCACGCACTCCAAGGTACAGCGGATTTTGAACCGAAAATTTCAGGGTGTTCCTGACGCCGCTTAGCCCGTATTATGATGACCTAAACGGAGGTCATTATGACGGCTTTAGAAGATATTGAAGAGGCTATCGAGACGATGGAAGCCTCTCTTGCGACAGATTTCATGACGAATGCTGTTCGGGACATCATGCGAACAGCGGTTCAGCGCCTGAAAGACGCTAAATCCAAGTTGACTGACTGATGTCTCAGGAAGGCTGGGGTCGAGGCACATGGGGTCAAGGCGGCTGGGGTAGTCAATTTTTTCAAAATGTGACGCCTACGGGTCAGCAGGCGACTGCGTCTGCGGGGTCTGTAACGGTAGACCTGCAAAAAAATGTAACCGTCAACGGCGTTGCGGCTACTTCTGCTGTTGGCTCGGTCACAGTCCATGAATCCATTCAGTTCACCACGACTGGGCAAGCAATAACCGCAGCCGTCGGCTCTCCAGCAGCAATCGCAGGCACAGTTGTTTCAGTTACTGGTGAGGCGTTTGATTCTGGTTGGGGCCGAAGCTCATGGGGGCAGGGCGCTTGGAACAGTCTGGTCACCGTTGATGTCCAGATAACGTCTGCCGTCGGCTCGGTTCTGACGGTTCAGAGTGGTGCCATCGTACAGCCTACGGGCCAGTCGATTACTTCAGACGTTGGCTATTTTACATTTAACGCCAAGGCCAACGTCACGCTCACGGGCCAATCGATCACTTCAGCGATTAGTCAAGTCACCCAACAAACCCGCAATTCCGTACCCGTGACGGGCCAGCAGATAAACTCTGGTGTGGGCGGTGTAAGCACGTCGGCTGGCGCGGGTGTTAACCCCACTGGCGTTTCAATGGCTACAAGCATCGGTAATATTCTGGTATGGGGTGAGATAGACACAAACCAAACGCCGTCTTACAATCCAATCAGCACAACATAATCTGCGAGCTACTCGATTATCGGTAGATGAGTCAGTTTGCAGGCATAAAGAAATTAAAGCAGGCCGTGATGCCGCACAACAGGTGATCAAATGGTAACTTACGTCAACGATCTTAGGCTCTCAGAATTGGCTACCGGGGAAGGCTCGGGCACTTGGGGCAACACCACAAATACCAATTTAGAGCTAATTGCAGAGGCTTTTTCCTTTGGGACGGAAGCTATTACGACGAATGCTGATACTCACACTACCACTATTGCTGATGGCTCTACTGATCCGGGCCGCTCACTCTTCCTCAAATATACTGGCACTCTTGATTCAGCTTGCACCATCACTATAGGGCCGAACACGGTCAGCAAGCTGTGGTTCATTGAGAACGCAACCTCTGGATCACAGAGCATCATCATCAGCCAAGGCTCTGGTGCGAATGTCACAATCCCCACTGGTCAGACCAAAGCAGTCTATTCAGATGGGGCTGGGTCAGGCGCAGCGATAGTGGACGCTCTTGTTGACCTTGATCTTACTGGCACGACAACTGTTGCGGCACTGAGTGCCTCTGGAAACGTTTCAGCGGGCGGTGGATCAACCAACGGCGTTGTTATCAGTCAAGGCGATATCGCTATCAAGAACGGCGGTACGCAGTCTACAATCAAGTTCTACTGCGAAACTTCTAACGCGCACTACGCTCAGATTCAAGCGCCTGCACACAGTGCGTTTAGTGGCAACGTAACCCTGACGTTACCTGCCGCCACAGACACATTGGTTGGTATTGCGGGTACGCAAACGCTTACGAATAAGACGCTTACAACGCC